GTCAGGTGTATGTGATCGCAAGCGTAGCGGGGGCGAGCATCTCGTGGTTCGCGAGCTGATGGCCGGCTACAGCAAGTCCAAGCCGAAGCCACGCCCGCCGAAGGAACTCCATCGGAAACGTGTTGCCAAGAAGAAGCGTGCCAAGCGGTCGAGGACATCGTACTGATGCCACTGCTGTCCGTACCAAGGCAACAACAAAGCACCGAACTCCTGCCGCCGAGGACGGGTGATATCCGACTGTGGATTGACGCGAGCCGGGCACGGGATATAAGCGAAGCCCTTTCTGAACGCGTGAACCAAGCGGATAACCGCGCGGTTGCATGGACAACTGCGGATGTCCCCACAAGGCTAGACCAGGGCACGGCTAATGATCGGCCAGACATCGGTGTGTGGCCAGGGACAAACTCATTCAACGGCAATCAAGTGATGTCGTTCGATACCCAGTCGAAGTCCTCGAAGATGCACCTGGATACCACAGACAATCCCACACTCGACCTCTTCGACACCACGGCCCAGCCACCATTCGCCATCGCGGTGATGATGGCAGCAAGCGGGTACACCCCCGCCAAGCGGCACGCGGTGTTGAAAATATACAACTCGGGCGGTGCGGGGTCATTTGTTGAACTGGGCCAAGAGGCAGGCGCGACCCCATACCCATACGTATACATGCAGGACCATGCCGCCACCCAGGTCGCAGATGACCGTGGCGGAACAGCAATCGCCACACGGGGAACATCCTATGTTCTGAGCACGGACAGCGATGGTGATGTGCTCGAGGGATGGTTGGGACGCGAGAAGATTACTTGGAACACGGCGTCGGCTGACAGCCTCGACATAAGCACAGGAGACAACTACAACGCTGCGGCGATCCAGTTGGCCGCAGGCTCTGGGAGCGATGCGGGAACCCAGAACTTCCGCGGCGCGGTGGCAGAGGCCATTGTCTGGTCCGGTGGGCTGTCTGCTGATGAACTCAACATGCTGTGGGCCTACTTCGACGAACGCTGGCAACCGGACGACAACACCTGATGCTTTCGCTTGATACTGACAAGTTGCGTGAGGAACTGAAGGCTGCACGGAAGTGGCGTGACCAGCACCTCGAGAGCTGGAAGGAACAGGTCAACCGGTACTCGGGGTCATCCTACCGAGACAAGACTGAGATCGGCACCTCGTCTGATGACCCGGAGAACTTCGCCTACTCCATGATCGGCCTGGTGCTTCCGAAGCTGGTCTACGACGTGCCCCGTGTGGAGGTAGAAGCAGACGACCCAATCGCGGAGGGGTTCGTTGCGGAGATACTGGAGGCCGCAGTCAATCGGTGGTCCAGTCGTTCATCACTACGGAAGAGTCTAACGCGTATCGCGACCGACATGATGTTCACCTGGGGGGTGGGCCTAGTGACCCGTGAACCTGAGCGATCACTACGGCGTGTGGATCCGCACCACATGGGGACAACCCCGCGAGTCTATCGGGTTGCACCAGACCACTTCGTCATCGACCCAGCAGCGGACTCCATCGAGGAAGCCCGGTACATGGGGCACTCGTATGCGATGGACATCGAAGACCTGAGGGACAAGGCCAGAGATGATGAGACACTGGACCACAAGGCCGTAGAGAACCTCACCTCTTCCGGCGATGAGAGTGAGTGGAGATTCAAGTTTACAGAACGCCGGGAAGTACCAGACCGTGGTCAGGTGATCGTTACCGAACTATGGATCCCCGAACTCGAGGACGAAGACCACCCGAAGGATGGCAAGCACCATGGGTCGATATACATCCTGGCTGAGGGTGCGGAGGGGATCATTGAGATCATCTCCGACCCGATCCCATACTTCGGCCCACCGACCGGACCATACTGCATGTTTGGCTCGTATTGTGTACCAGGTGACCAGTACCCACTCGGGCCACTGACCGCGTCGGATGGTCTGGTGCGTGAACTGAACAACCACCTCAAGTCCATGGGGCAATCGGCCTCGGCCTACCGCAGGCTTGTGGGTGTTGATGCCCGGTCGGCCAAACTGGCCCAAGACATTGCCAACAAGCCAGACCTGTTCGTGGTGCCCATCGAGAATCTGGACTCCAACCAGATCGTGCAGATGGAGTTCGGCGGGGTGACACCACAGCAGATCCAGTACGCGGCGATGACTCAGGATCGCCTAGACAGGTTGACGGGACTGAACGAGGTCATGCGTGGCAACATCCAAGGCGATGCGACAGCCACCGAGATCACAACCGCATCAACCGCATCGGGCGTGCGGATCGCCTGGATCCAGCAGCAGTTTGCCGAGGCTGTGTCGCAAGTACTCTGGACCATCGGCTGGTATCTCTGGCACGATGATCAGATTGAACTACCGCTTGGCCGCGAGGGCGTGAAGATCGCCGGCGGTCAAGCACTGAAGTGGAAGGGTGGCCGCAAGGACGACTACGCTGCTATGTCGATCAAGGTGCAGGCTTTCTCAATGCAACGTGTTGACGAGGCCCTGCAGCAGAAGCGGTCGGTTGAGTTGTTGCAACTGGTCATGCAGGTTGGACAGATGATTCCCGTTATGCCATTTGTTGATTGGCGTAGACTCCTCGAGATCGTCGGTGACAACCTGAACATGCCCGAGTTGGGACGGATTATCCAGTCCGCTAAGGCCGCTGCCCCCCCACCCCCTGCCCAGGCCGAGGCCACGCAGGGTGCACCAAGTGGGGTCAGCCCAGCCGAATCAGTGGGTAGCCTGTTATCGCAAGCCAACCGTGGCGTCGGTCCCGGTGGGCCAAACGGGAGGGCGATCAGGTGATCTACGAGTTTGTGGATACAGCGAGTGGCGAGAGGCGTGATGTCATATTCGGCTTCAGTGATGCACCCAGAATTGGCGAAACAATCACCCATGAGGGTGCAACATTGCGACGGGTGCCGAGTTGCACCGTGTCAGCCGGGGTCGATGCTGTGACCCACGGATACCCATATGTTTCCAACTCTATGCCACGGAACATAGATGGCTGTGATACAACACCGCAAGGCAAACCCATTATCAAATCACGCCGGCACGAACGAGAGGTGTGTGCCAGGCACGGATGTGAAAGGGACTGACTTATGACCGATGACCCGACCACCACCGAACCGCGGGATACTTCGGCCCCGGATAACGAGGTTGAACTGTCTGCTGATAACAGCCCTGCCGCGGAGGGAAAGGCGGCACCTCCTCCGACCGCTGGGTCGGGCATCGATCATGGGTCAGAGGATGATGTCCTTGACAAGTTACTCGCGGATGACGACGACTTTGAATCCCCATCGATAACAGCGTTGGAATCCAAGGATGCCCCGCCACCCAGCGAGGGTGATGATGGGATGTTTCGGGCACTGCGCCGCGATGGCGTACCCCAGGCAGTGATTGATCGAATGAAGGAAACACCAGAACTGTTGTCAGAATGGGCGACCAAGGCCATGAAGAGGCAGGCTGATGTGGATGCGTACACTGAGAAGATGCGGGCATTGGAGGAGAAATCCTCTGAGTCCGATTCGGGTGAACAAACACCCACCCCCGAGGCATCTGAACCAGCAGATGCTGAAGAGTCCACAACGAGCAACAACTCGTTGGACGCCCTTGCCGATGAACTCGGTGAGGATGCGGTTGAGCCCTTGCGACAACTGCAAGACCAGGTAACAAACCTGGCCGAGCAACTCGCGGACGCCAAACGCAGTGCGGCAGAAGCCGAGGTTATGCATGCCGTGGAGCGTGTAACACCGACCGTGATGGCCCCATGGGGCGAGTTATCTGAGGACCAGAAGTCCCAGGTGTTCGCCAAGATGGGTGAACTCGGAGAGGCCCTGCCGGGAACCTTCAACAGCATCGACGACCTGATGCGTAAGGCAGCGGTGGAAGTGTTGGGAGAACCCCCCACGCCCAAGAGGCGGACGGCGACTCCATCACCCCCCACCCGGACAGCGAAACTCGAGCGGCCCGCAACCCCGGATAACCGGGAGGACGCGGCACTCGATGTGATTCTTTCCGGCGGCACTGTTGACCAAGCGAAGCAGGCCACGATGCGCTAACCCTGAAATAAAGGGGCCTAGCTATGGCTGGCACTCCCGCGGACAAGTTTCGCGATTTCATGGAAGCGACAGGACCGGCATATTTGACCGGCCCTGACGTGATTGTAAACGAGGCGGTTGAGAGGCGATACCTCTGGGGCGACCTCGTAAAGGGGAAGGAACGCGCAGTCCAGGGCGGCACGGAAGTCCGTGAAACGCTCATGACAAGCGACGGTGCGACCTTCCAGTACTACCAGCCCAATGAGACATTCTCATGGCAGAATCCGCAGGTACTCGACACGATCTCCGCTGACTGGCGGTTCGCGGTCGATCACCTCGCGTGGACTGACCACGAGGTGGAACTGAACGCTGGTGATGGTCTGACCAAGTCCGCACTGAAGACCGCATACAAGCGGCTCAAGCGGTCGAAAGAGCAGCGGATGGTGACGAGTCTGGTCAACGGACTTGAAGCATCCCTGTGGGCAGCACCATTCTCTAACCAGTCCGAGATGGAATCAAGCAGCGGCAAGTTGCCGTTCTCCATCCCGTGCTTCATTACCGAGACACCGTTCAGCACATCGGACGGCTATCGGGGACATGTTCCTAGCAACTGGACTTCGACCGTTGCAGGGATTGACCCGGATGACGAGAATGTCTGGTCCAACCAGATCGTGCTCTATGACCGGGACCACGACGCCAACTTGGCACCTGAAGAGGTTGCGACCCATGTGGAGCACTACGCTGACTTCAGTAAATCTAGTGCCAATATTACCCGCAAGGTCTTCGGCATCATCAGTGGGTTTGATGAGATGTTCCTCAAGTTGGACTACCGTGCTCCCGCATCCTACCAGGAGTACTTCGAGAACAACTCGATGAACCAGCAGAAGATCGTGTCCTCACGGGAAGGTGTCAACTACTACCGACGCGCTCTCCGTGCGAGCAATGATCGACTGGTATCACCCCAGGATGCTGCGTACACGACTCCGACGTACAGTGGAATCCCGGTGACCTACGCATCCTCACTTGACACGGCTGCACTCTATCCAGCCGATGCAAGTGGTGTAGACGATACAAAGTCTGGTCGCGATGGTGCGACCGTGGATACGGCTAATACGGAAACCCATGCCAACACTGTTGACAAGGGTGCCAGGTACTACTGGATCAACGGGGCGTATCTCACGCCATTCATTCATTCGCGTCGCTACATGGTGAAGCACAGTGTTATGCGTCACCCGAATCAACCATTCACCAACATCCAGGCGACGGATACTTGGTGGAATCTACTGGCGTGTTCTCGTCAGCGGATGGGAATTGTTGCACCCCGTGCAACTGATTGATGAAAATCAAGGAGATTTGACATGATTCTTTCATCGACAGCGGGCACTCAGGGTATTGGCTGGGCTCAGCAGAACTTTGTTGGCAAGGCTTCTGAAGCCATCACGAAGGGACAGGTGGTTGAGTGTCTACTCACAGCTCTTGAACCAGACGATGATCAAAGCATTGCAATAGCAAATGGTGCTGGGTTTGGCATCTACGCCGTGGCACTCGAAGACATTGCATCTGGCAAGTCAGGCATGTGTTGTCTCAGTGGAAAATGCGAAGTACTTGGTGGTGACGCCTCTGGTGCAGGCACTCCACTCATGGCAAACTCAAGTGGTCAAGTCATTGCTCTTACTGGCGACGACGTTGTAAGTGTTGGCTTGAATGTCGATGCTTTGACGGTCGGCGCGCTTCACACAGTGTTGTTTGATGGCTTCCAGCCACAGACAATGGGTACTGCCTAATTGAACCCTAACGGTTCCGAACGGGGGGCCCTCTTCGGAGGGCCTCCTACTCTCGACCGCTAAGGATTACCCATGACTCTGACGTACGGACAACTTCGCAGCCATGTACAACTCGCAGTGGGTGGTGACCCATCGACCGCTCCAGGTATGACTACCGACGAGCGGGTCGCACAGATCATCAACCATGCCGGCGAACACCTGTTTGCCCGAGGCTGGCGGTTCCGCGAGCGGACAAGCGGCACAATCACAACAGTAGCAAGCCAGCCATGGGTGGGGTTACCATCAGACTGTGGCGAGGTTCTTGTGGTTGAACCAAGCAACACGTGGTCTTCATCATTCAGTTTCGTTGATCCCGCTAGTTTTCAGCGAATCGCGTCAGCCGGGGTAGACCCGGAATTGTCGTATGTCGCAACCCTTGTGTTTCACAACGTGACTGATGGTGTTGAACCACGTCTTGACCTATACCCCACACCCGCGGCAGCCACGGAACTCAGTGTCCGCTACCGGGCAATGTGGGTCGAGTTGTCGGGTGACGATGTGGATGGCACGTCCGACGCCTCGACGGTGGACACCATCCCAGCATATGTAGAGGGACTGTTGCTCGAGTATGTGCGGGCGTTTACAGAGGGTGGCGAGGACGGAACAACACAGGCTCGGCTACTGGTGGTAGATCAGGGCATCCTGCTCGACCGGGCACTCCGGAAGGATGGTTCCTTCCAGCCTGATTACGGGCAACTTCCGTACACCGGTTACCCGAGTTCACTCGCCACCTACGCTGCTGGGACCGTGGATGCCCCGGCGGCCAGCAACCTACTCTGGCGTGGCACATGGTCGGGTAGCAACACCTATTCGGTGGATGACCTGGTGCACTACGCTGCAAACGGCAACTCGTACATATGCATACAAGACACAACAGCATCAGGGGAAATACCCACAAACGCATCGTATTGGGATGTATTCACGGCGACATGATGGCAGGGTAACAACACATGGCAACACAACTACAACTACGCCGCGGTACAGCGGCCTCGTGGGCAACAGCGAACCCAACCCTGGCGACGGGCGAGATCGGGCTGGTGGTGGATGATGACGATGTCGTAGTGTCCATGAAGATCGGGGACGGCAGTACAGCGTGGGCGACCCTCCCGTACAAGATCCCATTCCTTGGTGCCGACGCGACGAACTCGGCTGTGGACGCGACGGACGAGACACTGGTATTGAAGCAAGGTGTGGCACAGACGGGCAACATTCTCTCGATTGAGGATGAGAGCGGGGTCGCAAAGGTTACTGCGAAGATCGACGAGGCGGGGGCCGGGGATGCCGTGGTGGATGTGGACGGAACTCTCGATGTAACCGGAGTCACAAAGCTTGCGGGCGGCTACACTAGTACCGGGGTGACGGTTGGCAATACTGGGAATGTTTCCGCTGCTGGGAATCTAACAGTGGACGGAACTCTCGATGTAACCGGAGCCACAACGCTTGTGGGTGGTTATGGAAGCACGGGAGTATCAGTATCGGAGTCGGGCAATATCCGAACGAATGGAACTCTGATAGTCGATGGCGTAAGCACGCTGACGGGCGTCGTCACCGCTGCGGGCAACGTCACCGCTGGGGGGGACCTCGATGTAACCGGGGACCTCGATGTCGATGGCACCACGGACCTTGACGGTCTGACGGTGGCTGAACCCGGAATAACTGTCTCCGGTGGCGGCGTAACAGTAGCCGGCGCGTCATCCTTCAGCGGTAATGTGGACACAACCTCCGGGCTAGATGTCACTGGTGGTTCCCTCACTGTCGGGGGTTCAAGTTTCACAGCCTCAACATCCGGAGTGGTGACGAGCGGGAGAATAACATCAACGGGCAATGTGATATCAAGTGGCGGGTCCATCAACGGCAACGCCGACGACATCACCACCAACACCAACGCCATCGCGGGCATCGTGGGGGTGACAGAACTGACTGCTACCGGGTCCAACATTGGTACTGTCAAGATAGCAGCGGAACAGGACCTCGCCACGGGCCGAACACCGAATCAGATATTTGGTGTCAGTTCTGGTACATGGCTGGTAATCGCGATCGCACTCGAGGACGCAACGGGCAATGTCGGCACACCTAAGGTGACGCTCACCACCTACAACACGAGCACCGCATACGCCGGGTCGTTCAACTTCATAGGGATCAGACTCTCCTGATGCCCGCAACCCCGCTACCCATCCCGATCAACGGATACTCCGACAGCCTGAACCACCAGCACGGTGCTGCCGGGTTCACGCCGGATGCGTTGAATGTGGTCCCCATGGACAACTGGGAACACCGTAGACGCATGGGTGCCAGGCAGGGATTCCAGGCTATTGCCGACATGGGTAGTGGCGATGACGAGAATATCCAGTTGCTGCTGACCTACGAGGTCTACCGCGACACAACACTGGTGCAAGAAGTACTCATTGTTGCGGGCGGCAACGTGTACATAGCGGACGAGGCCGGCGACACGACACTGCTGACTTACTACACCGCATCTGCACCACTTGATGTGTTGATAAAGTCCGCAGTGATAACCTCCACCGACACGGTACGCGGCGTGCAGATGGGAAACCACCTGTTCTTGGTGACTGGCAACGCGTACTACATGATCGACGTATCACAAACAACGCCGACGATCCGGAAGTGGTGGCGACTCCAAGCGGAGGTGGAGTTGGAGTTCGCCGTGGTGGCTGTTGATGGTGACACAATCGAACTGATCGACGCGACTGGCACAAGCAAGGTATACAGTGCTGATGACGATGGCCCCAATGGTACACTCGATACTACGAAAGTAGAGTTCGTGCATGGGTCATCCGCGGAAGACAGTGCGACAAACCTGGCTGCGGCGATTGTGCACGAAAATGGTCACGCTGGCACGTTGTCGGTTGTTCGAGATGGGGCGAAACTCACCATCACACAGAACTCGTTGGGTGACACGGGTATCGATGGCTGGACCGCGATCACTTATGTTGACGCCGCTGGTGATAACGGTGATAGTTTCGTTCAGCCCGAACCCACCCACTTTGCGGGCGTGGATCCCGAGTTGCCGACCGCTGGTGACGATGATACGCACAAGGCTACC